CACACTGGATCTGTAATTGTACTATCAAAATTTTTTACATAACCTAAGCAGTGTTCAAAGACTGCCATGGTTTCAAGGGAGATCTCGTTAGCGTAGAAGCTCTTTAGTAGGATAGGATGTCTACCAGGTTCTGTCCGAAACAATTGGTCAAAGTTATCTTCATAGGGTGCTTCGACTTCATCTAGTAGGTATTCAACATCCTGTTTGAATTTGTATGTGAACGACTCTTGTTTGATCTTCCACTTTTTATATACATCATCGGAAAAATTCCGAACGTATCCACCAAAATCAGTAATGAAGTTAGACACAAGATACAAAAGCAAATCTTCTTTAGAATAACGAGTTGCTAGTTTCTTGAAAAAATAAGAGTCTTTTCTTTTGAGAAAGGTTGTTTCCTTTGCTCTAGTTCTTCCGCCGTAGCGGAAGTAATCGTACTGTTCTCTGGTGAAGTGCTGCTTCAATGAAAGATACATTTGGTAGACTTCAAACCCATTCACAATGGCAGCACTCCTCGTGATGTTTTCTTGATGTAGTTTAGTTTTTGTGCATCATACTGCAACTTTTGCTTCAGTGATTTGGAGATCAGTTTAGGTACAGTTTCCATTTCAATCTCTTGATCTTGACAGAAGCAGATGATTGCCTCAATATAGTTCACAAGACCATTGCCATTCTTGACAATGTTCTCGATCTCTTCTGAGAACTTAGCAGAAGTCATAAATTTCTTTTCGACTTCTTTCTTATTCATGCTGACTCCTGGCAAATTCTTCAATGTATGACTTGAGTAGTTGTAGATAGTCATCAATATTGTACTTCTCAAAAATTTGTATAGAGTTGTCTTTTTCGACGGCGACCAGTGTGACAATTTTCTTTACCTCTAATCCTGTACGTTCTAAAAACATAGCAGCGTAGGCAGTCTCTTGAACGAAATAATTTTCAATCCATGATTCACGTTTAGGTTTTGTAGAAGTCTTGAAGTCAATGACTGCTAGTTCGCCATCAAATTCAGCAATACAATCAACTCGTCCTGCTAGACCAAGATAGTCTGACCACAGGGGAGTTTCTAAACAATGAATATTATTGATACGATCAAGATGTGGCTTCGCTGAAGAGAACATGTACCAAGCAAGAGGATGATCCTTATCTTCTTTACAGAGTGTACTCTTTAGATACTTCTCTGAATAGTTGTGGAACGCATTACCGCGTGAGGTTGCTGCTGCAGATACTCTGTTTGCTTCTTTTTCACCGACACGTTTACGCCACTCAAGGATACCTTGTTTGGATCTGATGCCAGTTACTGAAGTAACACTCGGATAATATTTATCCTGATTGGGAAACTTATAAAATCGAACACCATTTTCCTCAGTAACTTTTGGTTCTAGGAAGTCGGTAGTATGGACAAAATTGAACATTAGAATCCTAATTTGTACTTCGCAAGTAGATAGTTTTTGACTAGACCAGAGCGTACAATATCATTGATTCCAAATTCAATGCACGTAAAATCACTCATGGATTGAATGATCTTCATGAAGTCTGAGATACCAGACTTCTCACTCTCTTTGGAGAGATCGCTTTGAGCGATGTCACCGCAGAACATAATCTTACTATCCTCACCAATTCTAGTAACGATAGAGTCAAGTTCGTGGAAGTTCAGGTTAGAAAACTCATCCACGATTACAATACAGTTATCCAAAGTCACACCGCGAAGGAATGATGTGGACCAGAAACTGATTGTTTCCTGTGCTCTCAGATTATCATAGAGCATTTCAAACGAATTGTCATCAGGCATAGAGAACATATATCTAACCATGTTCTTGTATGGGATCTGATACAAAGCAGCCTTGTCTTCATGATCACCAGGAAGGAAACCAATTTCCCTAGTAGGTACTAAGGACCTGACAATATAGATCTTATCGTACGGTGAGTTCTCATCAAGAACTTCTGTCAACGCATTGTACAATGTGATGAAAGTCTTACCTGTACCTGCTACTCCATGCAGTAAAAGATTCTTACCACTAGCATACTCTTTGAACATCCACTCCTGATTCTCCGTAGCAGGTTCGATAGGAACCATGTAGGAAGCATCAATAGGGCGTCTACGTTTGATCTGTTTAGCAGTCATACCAGGTGGGACAGGAGGGGAACCATTAGCAGAGCGAGACTTTCTTGATCTAGGCATATCAAATAAAACGACTTAGGTTGGCACCAGGGTGCTTTCTTTGGACTTTAGACATAACTTCTTTGAAACCTTGATCGGGTTTGGGTTTGCCATACATATGACCACCGATACCTTCTGACCAGTCTTTATCCCAGTCAGGGTTAGCATCTTTCCATTCGCAGTAATCTGTCATGCTCATCTGGAGAGTTTGTTTTTCTCCAGTAGTCTTATTTATTACGGGGTAAGTTGGCATTGTTAGTCAATCCTAATTGCTGGTTGTATTGATTCGATTTCGTCGCATTTGCAGTCGTCATTAGGACAAGACCAGTCCAATGCAGCAGCGACGGTTGGGAACGTGCAAGTAAAGATCCTCTTAGCACCCAGTGCAATATCCATATGTTCTTTCTGAGTTCCATTGGAAGAGCGAAGATCGATGTAATGAATCCATGACCGAACTGAGCCCGTCATATAGATTTTGGTGGGTACGGCAAGGGGAAGCACAAAACGAGCACACTCCTTTGCAATACCAGAGTCTAGCATCTCTTGATATAGTTGCATCCCTTCTTTGAAGTGATGCTGCATCAAGATCTCATACTTCTGTCTGATGAATGGGTCAACATCATCAATAGAATTCTGACGATTCTTTGTGTCTTGCCTACGAAGTTCTGGAAGTGGAATAGTTTCTGCCAACATAGAACTATCAGCATACCTTTGAGAGAACTCTTGATATGTGAATGATCTATGGCGAAGAATTTGTGCAGCAATTCCCCTTGTAGTTTCAATCTCAAGAGTCATTGTTGCTTGCTCAAACACAGACCAATGCCCATGCTTGATACAATATGATAAAAGACCTGCAACATTTGGATTAGTTTGGTTCTTAGGGTTGCTCACACGAGCAACATATCCCATAATCTTTTCTGCGTCAGGTGTAACTGTTACCAGTTTTACACTATTCATTCTTTGAACCTCTAAGCAAATGTGCCATCAATAAAATACCTAAGGATTTTAGGTAACCTATCTTAGCAAGACCGAACAGCGATGTCAAGATAGAATTCCATAACAAAAAGAAAACAACAGGAGCAATAAGGAGATGCCAAAAGAGTTTAGCAGTTATTTCTGCTGCATCTTTTTGTCTCGCAAGTTGCTCTTGCTGTTCTGTAATCTCCCGTTCTTCCTCTTCAACCGATCGGTTATCAAGGTAAACAGTCATTTTGTTTTGGTCGGTTTTTTCTTGCTTGGGTCTTGCCATAGTTTAGGATTCATTCTACCATCAGATTGGACCCAACCAATAAAATCTTTTTTGTATAGGTCCCAATAATAATCAAACATCTCTACTTGTTTAGTAGAGATTGCAAGATCATATGTTTCTTTCCCATCTACAGTATAGGTCACAAGGTAACAAGTATATGGTAGTGTCTTGTCACTTGCTTCTTCTTTGGAGCAGTTCTGTTTGAATACTCTCAAGATCTACCGCCCCATTCAATATTGGGAAATGCTTCCTTTACTACTGCAAATGTAATACGAAACTTTTTAGTGAGATTATGGTCCTTGATCAAACAAAGAACTTCTGCTTCAGACTCATGGAGTCCTTCAAGAAGTTGAATGAACATAGTCTCACGTTTTAGTGAAGGCAGTTTATCTGCTCCACCCTTACAGAAACGATAGAGTCCTCTATATTCTGACTCTAGTCTGGTGTGATCAGTACCAGCAGGGGCATCGTTTGCTTTGTAAGGGACATCACCCTCTGGAATCATACTGACTACAGAGGTATCATAATTCCAAATCAAAAGTTGGCGAAGAGCAACAGATTCATACTGCCTAAGTAGAATGATCTTTTCCCTTTTTGTTTTAGCGTTGTGAACCTTTTGTAGGACCTCGCTAATCAGCAGTCTGCTACTGCTATTCACCATCATTGTTTTTGCCATAATTTACCTCAATTACTCATCGTCATCTTCATCAATGTCTTCTGGTTCATCCAAGAAATCATTGTCTCTAGTTATGTATATGAGCTCATCCCGTAGGATATTCCCATCATCGTCTAGCATTTCTGGATGTATAATTGCTTTAGCATAGGCTGCATTGTCAACGTACGCATCGATGTGTGGTTTGATACTCCAGGTTACAAATGAACCTAGAATAAATGCACCAATAACCACTAAAACAACTAGTGCTACTAACATGGGTTCCTCTCCTTACTACCTAAAAAAATTTCTGGAACCACCAACCTCCAATTGGATATACTATGAGTATTTAGATCAGTTTTTGTTCTCTGAGATACTGTACTGTCTCAGTGCATCCACCGATATTCTTACCATCCATAACCACTTGAGGAAATGTAGATCCATTTCCAAATTGCTTGTAAAAATCTTCTCGTTGAAAATTTACGTTGAGGATATACTCATTGTAATTCAAACCTTTACCTGAGAGAACTTGCTTTACCTTTGTACAAAAGGGGCACCCAGGACGTGTGTAAACTGCAAAATTCATAAGTATGAGAAATAAAAAAAGGGCACCCGAAGGTGCCCTCAGTTACATTGGAGATCAGAAGGAATACTTCAGACCCAATTTAGCGCCGTATCCACGGTCGATGTCAGCATCGCCACTGCCCACGAAGGAGACTTCGCCATAGGCACCCAGAGCATCGCTCAAGGAGAGACCCACGCCTGCCTTACCAGAAGGAACGGTTTCGGTTTCGCCACCGTCAGGGGAGACCAGAGTAGCGCCGCCTTGGACATAGTACGAAGCAGACTCACCGATAGGTCCTTCATAACCCAGATGAAGGTCCGTTGCGGCACCATTGTACTCCGATCCAGTCCAACCA